ATTGTGGCCTCACCAGTGGTATTAAATTTTACTACGCCTTCAACTTTTGTTGTGGTGACTGGCTTTAGAATAACCGATACATTTTTCCCTGCTGGAGTATTTGTAACATTTACTGGTGTGGCAGTTACTATTGGAGCAAATTTAAAATCTGAAAAAGGATAAGAAAATGAAACCTCGTCACCAGCATTCTGGCTTGAGTTATTTGTTACATCTACATATCCACCAATAATCTTAGCATCTGATGTTTTAACGCTTTGCTTTCCTGCGCCTTGAGTGTCAACAGTTACATACTTGTATGTTGAACTAGTTACTGATGTGGAAAGTGTATTGATAGCATTAACTATCTGTGAAATTGTGGACACATCTAGAGGCTGGCCTCTTTCTGGAACATTTAATATAGCCATATTATAATTATACCACTAAAACGCCAGTGGTGTGCTCTCAAATAAAGTTGCTATGGCATATCTCTTTTTTGGAAATGTTGGGACTTGAACAGCAATTTGAAAAGTTGCAGCACCTTGTTTTTTTATAACGGTATAGGTGTTTGTTAGTACAGATCCGTAGTATTTCCAGTACCCTGTCGGATCAGTATCCCATCTAATATAAATATCAAATTGTGACTTTAAGTCTTCAGTTGGGGACCAGACTGTAGTCATGATATTCCCATCTGTATTTGCAACGTAATAAGGAATATCATCTACCTGTGTGACCGCAACAGAGTGTGTAGGTGACCAATGTGAAAATCTGTTTCTATCTTCTGATACTATCCTATATCTAATTTTATAAGATGAAGTCTCTCCATTAAATTCTGGTAGGTCTTTTTTTAAAATAGTAACTTTTTTTATTCCAGGATCTGGAGTTGGCATTATCCTACGTCCATTCCAAATCTAAATTCAATAAAACTTGTTTTATTTGCAGACTTAACAATTGTTTTTGAATCATTGTTTTTAATTACTGTATATCCAGTCAAACCGTATAGTGGATTAGAGATATCTTTATTCTCTAAGCGTAAAGCATCTAGACCTATATAAAACTGAGATGATGTTGTTAGTCCATCAATAATAGATGAATAAATCTTTACAGTGTTTACAGAAGACCAACTAAAACCAGCACTACTCTTATACATATCCTGTAATTGTTTTGTTATAACAATATATCTATTATTTTCAAAATCATAAGAGTCTAAAATAACCTCAAACCTTGCCCACTCTCCTTCTCCAAATACGCTTGAAGAAGAAAACTCTACAAGAATCCTAACCTTGTCTGGGAAAATTGTTGGATCGGGATCTTTATTGATAACAGAAAAAGCCAACTTTAATTCATCTGTTGGAGCATTCTGTGTAAAATTTAATGACTCAGAGCCAAGAAGTATCGGTGAGCCACTTTGTACATCTAAGTGCTCGCCATCAAGAACTAGTTCTGATGAATTTCCACGCATCATTATTATTCTATTTAAAAATCTACATCTTTCATATCTTGCAACTCTGTCTACGTCTGTAAATATTCTGTTATCTGAATTAGTTTTAAATATAGGGTGTGTAACAGTTATGTGGTTATTTCCTTGATCATCTACTCCATCATTTCCAGCATCAAGAGGGCCAGCAACAATAGGTATTTCTCCAAGACCTGGACTAATAACCCAATTTTTTGTATCATCAAAAGCAAAAACTGTCTTGCTATCATTTGACTTTGCAGATGGGTTAGATCCTGCGGACCAAAGACCAATCTCAGTTATTTCGTATCTTTCTTCTGTTGGAAGTTCTGCTGTAAACACAACCTTTGTCTGATTGTTTTCTGTTACATAACCTCTAGATGTTATTGGTACACGAAACATTTCAAAGTCTAAAGATTGTTTTGTAGAAAATTCTGCCTTGTCCTCTGAAGAAAAATCATAGGTTAACTCTTTAGGCTGTGGACCACAGCCAATTGCTATGTATGAGGCGTACGCTGGGGCTTGCCCAATTAAATACTTGCCTATTATGCTTTTGCCACTATTAGTTATCATTATTCATTCACCTCATATATTGTACCATTAAATACCGTGCCAGTTGTCAGGATCTCTACATCTACTTGCTCGTTTTTGTCCATGTTTATTAAGTTTATTATCAAGTTTCCAGTGCTCTCTTCAATATATACGATCTCTCCATTTGGGCCTGTTCCTACATTAGGAACTCTATTAGAAAACTTAATTGGAAAGTTTTTAAATATTGTGTCCGATGTATCCTGAAGACCAAGGATATTGTTTGGGTTATACTGAAAGAATATACTGCTTATATTTTTTATTGGCTGATATAGAATATTCTGTCCATTGATTAAATCATTTCTAGATATGTTGATTAACTCTGTTCCACCTATATCTTCAAAGATTAGGTCTGTCATTATTTCAATTGGTATTAACTCATCATTAAAAACTTTTAAATCTGGGGTTGCAATTTTTACTGGATCTGCTGCTTTCGTAGTTTGAGAGTTTGGGACATTTGGGGTTGCGTCAGTCATTATGCCACCTCACTTAAAAATACAACCATGCTTGGACCCATAGAGTCTTTAGAGTAACTTATATTGTAAACAACAAATCTTTTATCTACTGATCCAACTTTGTCTATTCCATTTTCAATATAGTCTACTTTTACTATATCTCCTAGTTGTACTGTAGGCATAGAAAATACTTTAATACCCAATGATTTTCTGGGCTTCATAATTTTACCAATCATCCACTCCATTAATTCATTTGCTGCATCTTGTGTCTGTACATACGGAGTCTCTAGATTAAACTCTTTAGTTCCATACGTCATTCGACTAAGTTTTATATCTTGGTATTCTTTTGCAACTTTGTTCGGATATGAAACCAAAAGACCATTTTTAAAATCTGGATTAGATGGATCGCTATTTTTTGAGAAGTAGTCATCAACAGTCAAAGAGTTTTGATTTTCTTGAGTAAAAGTTATTCCCTGAATTCTTAAATAGTTTCCCGATGATGCATCTAGGCTTAGGGCTTGGTCTGTTGCATTAAAGACCATAAACTCTGCTCCATAGGCTCCTGCTCTAAATCCTGAAACACTATACCCCTTTATTCTATTAAATGTTGGAGAAAGTTTTGCAAATATTGCTGGATATGCTTTGTCATATTTAACATTAAAAGTTGATGCCTCTCTCATGATTGTTCCAAACTCATCAAAGTAAACATTGTACTGTGGTGGCGAAGACTGGTCTACACCGCTTAGCATAGTTCCTTGGATTATTCCAGACAATGCGTATTTTCTAAATGATTCATTTGTGTCTATTTCGTCTGGATCAAAGATAGAGTTAAATGGGGTATTTAATTCTGCTGATGTGTTTTTACCAGATGTAGTTTTACTATAGTTATTTGTTATAGCATATATATTTTCAAACATGATTCTTGATGAGCCACGAGTAAACAAAGCCATATTGTTGTATGTCGGTAGTGGACTTGTATCTTCAACAGTTGTAATTAATTTACCATTTATATACAGGAAAAACCTCTTACCATTTGGTATGTTTTCATACTCTACTGCAAGATCATAAACTGTAACAACCTGATCTGTAGTCATTCTGCTTTGACCAGTAAAATTTCCATTGTCTACAACAATTTGTCCTAAGCCTTCCCATAATTTTACAGGTATTGCCTCAGTGGTTCCAGACTTTTGCATTACTTTGTAAAAAATTAAATTGTTAACATTTGTATTTTCCGTAGTTGTGCTTACGTCTGTTGTGCCCAATGCAACAATTTCAAAGTAATATCCATTGTTATTGGATGGATTTAGCATTACCCCTATGCCACCAGAACCACCAGAAATACTGATATTTTTATCTGGCGTATCCCCTGGTATTGTGTAGTATGTTGTTGAGCCAACTGCTGTTTGCACTGTACCACTAGAGTTTTGCAGTCTACCAACGATTCTCATTCTTGCTCCAAAATGCTTAAACTTATCTGTAAGTGGCTTATAAACATATGAAATAAAATCAACTGGTGTCTCAGTTGTTGTAAAAGATGGGCCACTCATCACAAGTGCTGAAGACTGTATTGATCCAGTTTCGGTAGATCGTTTTGACTTTATATCTGACTCACTAATATATTGAGAAGATAAGAAATTTCTAATAATTCCATTCCTTGTTGTTTTTTTAGCAAGGGTATTATCTATTCCTGCTGGCCCAACCACAAGACTTAAATCTTTTGTCGCTTGACCTGGGTACTCAAGTTGTGGTGTGTTAAACAAATACTTTGATTGCATAGTACATCCACGAACATTATTGTCGTCATACCAGTAAGGGTTTAGTCCTGCAC